AATTGAAAGTATTCCACCGATAATATCTTTAGACACTTGTTGATTTTCAGGAGCTTGTAATACTAATGAATCTTCAATTTTTTCAGAATTAACTGCAACAAACCTAACACCATTTTCTATTTTTATATAATTTCGTTCTGTTTGAACTTTTAAAAAATCATCGTTATATTTAAAATTTTTTATTTTTTCAGGTGCTAATCTTAATTCTGAACGAGAGTCTGAAATTTCGTGAACGTAATATTTGTTTTCTTTTACTAATAACTTATTATTATTTGTATCACTAACAGTTCCATCTGAATTAATAATTGGTTCTCCATTATACACCGTACCATCGGTATTAACTAATACTGTTTCATTTGAACCAGCCGCTCTTCTAAAAAAATTATATTTTACAACATAACGACCTCTATCGTATCCTAATTTTCTTAAAACAGTACCAGTATTTATTTTTAAACCTGTTTCTGAATTAGATTTATAATCCGACTCATCTACTGTAGAACTTTCTAAAAAATTATTATTAGTATCGTATATTAAAATCTCAACATAATCATTTGGATTGGTAGAAAAATCACCACCTAAATATGCGTAATTACTATCTTGTGAAGATATTGAAAAAACTTTTCCAGTATCTAAGACCTGTATATCTTTTGTATCTAAAGTTTGTTCCATTATCGTATCAAGCCCCCATCTGGTATAGCGTCAAGTTGTTCTTGTTTTAGAGTTTTTAAATTACTTAGTAAATATCCTCTACCAAAAAATGTACCAGTATTTTGAAATTGTTTCTTTTGCATTCCTTGAATTAAATATCTTACTGAATTACGAGGGTCTTTATTTGTAACCACATCACCTTCAGATATATTTTCTGGTAGTTTTTCAGCAACTTCCTTTGATGATAATTCTGATATTTTTCTATCAATAGTAACTTCTAATAAACTTGATTTATCGTAAATTGGATATTTCACGTTTATTGGAATGGTAGATTTAGCTAAATCTAATTGTTTATCGTCTATATAATTCATATATAAATCACTAGTAGTATTAACTGTTTCTAAACCCAAACCTATTTTTAATATTTCATCTGGTATTATATTTTCAAAAGAAAATAAAACATTATTTGCATCTCTAAAATTATTTTCTAAAGAGATTTTTAATCTTTCTAAATACTCGTTTCGCAACTTGTCTTGAAAGCTTTTATAAAAACCTAACTCGTTTCTTTCTTCTGTTGTATAAGGCATTACTGTGATACCTTAAATGTAAATCCCTCATCAAAATATTGGTCTAACTCATCAGTCGTTCCACTTCCACTTTGTATTCTATATTCAATTTTGTAATATCTTTCTGGTTGATATCCATTTAAATCTAAATTAAAATAGTTACCTGAAGAATCACAACTTAATTTTGAACCAGTACCATAAGGTACAATCACATCATTTGTTTCAGCATCAAGAATAGAATAGAATGATGAACTTGGAAAAGCTTTTACTGTCAACCCAGCTGGAGTAGCTGAAAATGTTTTTGATGGAAATCTTTCTCTACCAACAACTCTAAATTTAGCTTTAGACTTTTCTTTATACTCAGACCTTAATCCTTTCATATAGACAACACTATCTTCTAATTCGGTTGAACTTAATGAAGACAATGAACCTATAGTCCAAGAAGAATCATCCCATACAACTTCTAGTGTTGGTGGATATTTTGTATTAGTATCAGATGAGAAAAATGAAAAGTTACCTAATCTACTTGAACCACCTTCATCAGAATTAGTATCAGTATTTCCAACGTTACCTCTTCTTTTAACCATAAATCCTTCATTACTTATTGAACCACTATTCCAAGCTTTTACTATGTCAGTTACATCTATTCTTAAATCTTCTGATTTATGAGTAAATGATTGTGAAGCTTCATATGTAGCTCCACCACCACCAAGTGTTACTACATCAGAATAAGTACCATCTGAACCAGTGTCTACTGATATATCTGTAAGTCCTGCCGTATTTACGGCTGAAGCTGTTAGATGTAAAGCTGTTGTACCACTAAACGAAGCAGTAATACCAATATCAGCTGTATTTATTTCACTAATTAAATTACTACCAAATGTAGCTGTACTAGAACCAGTTGCTAAATAAAATGTTGGTGATACATCGTCTGGTGTATTTACAGAAGCTGTAGCTATGAAATTATACTCAACACCAGCTACTGTAATCTGTACTTCATCTTTTGATGTTGTACCAAATGGTGATACAAAATCTAATGAACCACTAGCTGAATTTTGATACCAAGTACCACCTGAAGAACTTACTTCTGGTGTCCATAAAGTTCCACCAGTTAAACCGTCTGTAAATCCCCAACTACATCCCTCAGTAGTAACAGGGTCATCGTAACTACGACCATCACCCATTATCCAAGATTGACTTATTGGGTAAACGTATAAACTCTGTGATGTTGCTAAAGACGTAGGATGTGCATCAAATAAATTTAAAAAGTATTTAGCAGCTTTACTTCCAGAATCGGGTATTAGACCAGAAGTTATTGAGTTTTGAATATAAGTTAAATCAAATTTAATTAGTGCTCTTGAAGAGTCTACAAAAATACCAGTATCACTAACGTCTTTTCTGACCTCTAATATTTCATCTAAACCAGAGTTTAAACTTGAACTAGCTTCATATAGTGTGGTATCTTTAGTTGAAAATATAAAATAATGCATTAACTTACTCCGTTACACCTGTACTATCACCGACAACTTTACCTTGTATATCAGTATTAGGATATTTAATTTCAAAAATACTTGGGTCTAGTGCAGGATATAGTACACCTTCTATCATTCCACCTTTTATATCGTACACATTACCAGAGTAACCATCTTTAGTTTCAAATTTGTTTTTTACCACAATCGGTAACCGTTCATTTTCTGGTTGATTAATTGGTGGAACAATTGACGCTACACCATCTACTAAAGATAGTTGATACGCTATATCTGATAATATAATTGGTTGACCAATTTGAAATCTATCTACATCAAAAAAGTCTTGTATACTTGCGACACTTCTAAGAAGAACATCGTTTTTATTAAATCCAACTTTTGTTAATATTGCAAATTCAATAGCTATATTAATAACATAAGCATCTTTAATATTAATAGCATCAGTAACTAATCTATATTGTGATAAATATGTTTTTAAGTTATCTTTAGTTGTTTGATTTAAATTTGTTAGTTTTTTATCTGAATCAAATCCAAGTGAATACATATTCATAGCTAAAGGATTTGGTGTTCTAACTTGTAATGATTTTATTGTTCTACCATCGGTAACATCTTGTTCAGTTACTACTCGGTCTAACTCATCAGTACCTATAGATTTATTTAACTGGTCATCTTGTACTAAATGAACTTTTGCAATATTACCATATTTTGCAGGAAGTGAGTAAGCTCTAATAATATAATCTTCCTTTGTCACAGCTCGTTGTTGAGCTTGATAATAAGCTAAAGCACTTTCACGAACTTCTCTAACACTTTGTCCACCAGAACCACCTCTAGCTGGATTTGGATTATTAAATGCTACAGAATTTTTAGTATCTGTTACTGTTGCAGCATCTAATAAATTATCTTGTATTTGAAATGAAATATTTCCTAGATTTGTAATATCATCAGAAACTACATTATCATCAATACCACCACCGTGTGCATATTTAATTGTAAGAGTTGTGTTAGATGGTGCTAAACCAAATGTTTTTGTTATTAAAAAATTACTTGGGTCAAATGCTTTTGTAAGTTGACTTGGACTACCTGGTAAATTAGAACCAACTGAATCTGGATTAGGAACTATTTCCTCATCAGGATTATTTGATATACCAGCACCAAATCGTATAACTGTTTCGTCATTTTCATTAATAAATGTTGTAAATCTACGAGAAACTTTTTTTAGTTTTAGTAAGTAAGGAGCGGTATCCCTGTCATCAACAGAATCAGGTGAATTTAATGAGTTGTTTTCAGCGTCTTCAAAAATAGTATCTCTAGCTAAAGAATCAACTTCGTACCAACTATTACCATCACTATCTACACAAGATATAATTTCTATTACATCATCGTTTGATAACTTAATTTCTGAATATTTTTCAGCTGTATTGAAACTAAAAAATTCAGTTGTGATATTTCCACTTTCTACTTTTACTTGTTTTTTTAATAAGTATTTAGTTACTGTTCCACTATCACTTTCAAAAATTGAAGTTTCACGTGGACTAAAAGAACTTGAAAAATTAAAGTTAACATCCTCTACTGTTCTAAAGGTAGTACCATTACTAGTAGCTGTAATTGATGTACCACTTTTTATTGTAAGAGCATATCTTAAATCTGGATTACCATTTAAAGTTGGAACAGTTTGAAAAGTATCTAATACAGTTGTAGAAGGTGAAGTAACTTGTGGTTTATAACCAAATGATTGAGCTATACTATAAATATTTCTTTTCTCTTCAGCATAAACTAAGAGTGATTCTCTAAAAGATGAATCTATGTAATAAGAAAGAACATCACCTACATACGCTGCCATTTCAATAAACATCATACCAGGTGATGACTCATTAAAGTCATTATATGTGTTTGGAAAATATACTTTAGCAAACTCAATTAAATTATCTCTAAAATCACTAAAGTCTTTATTAAGATAATTAACTTGTTTTACTGCGTTCTTTTTTATACTTGTACGTGGCATTTAAAAACTCCGATTATTATACAGTAGTCGTGTATGATGAATCTAATGTTATTGATTCTGTTGTTTGTGGGTTTAAAGTAGTAGAAAATTTTATTTCTACAAAGATTTTATTTTTGTCACCGTCATCCGTAAGTGTATTCACTTCTTCAATATTAATATAAGGTAACCACGTGTTAACAGCACGAATAACCTCTTCTTCTATTTTACTTGGTAGGTCATCATCTATTTGTTCAAAAATTATTTCTCGTAGTCTACTACCAAATTCAGGTTGTGCAACTCTTTCACCCACGTAAGTTAGTAATAAATTTTTCATATTATGTCTTGATTGTTGTAATGAGTTTTTGGTCATAGCAAAATCTTGATTATTACCAGCTCTCAATGGAAAAGATAATCCAACATAAGTGTTGGGATTTAAATCAGTTTCTAATGAACTTGCCATTATTTATCCTTATTTAGTGCTTTCATTAAGTCAGAGTAGTCTCTTGTTAAAGCGTTTGTTACGTGTTCAGGTACGTGTTGAGCTTCAACACCAGCTTTCTTAAATGAATCAGCCGCTACCATATCTCGTTTTACCTCTTCAGGTTTACCGTAACCCATAAGTTCAGTCATACGACTTGTATCAAATGTACCACCACCCATTGTTGAGTATTCTTTACTATCTGACTTTGATAACGCAGTAGTTTCATTTAATATTGAATTTATAGTTTTATCTTTAGTAAAATGTTTTTCTACTTTTGGTTTTTTCTTGGAAGTTATTGTTTCAGATACCATAGATTCTAAAGTTGGTGAAATATCCTCTTTTATAAATATCTTCTGAACTTCTTTTTGTACCTCTCTACGAACTACTTCTCTTATTATTTTTACAAGGTCTTTCTTGGTCATAGTAACTCCTATACTGTTTTGACTTTATTACTTAGATACGATGAATTATTTATAGCATCTGTAAGTTTTGTATTTTGTTGTTGTAATTCTATATTAGTTTGTGTTAACTCAGCAGCTCCTTTTACATCACCAGCGTTTGTTTTTACAACAATTTCAACTGTATTTGTTTTAATTGCTTGTTCGTTTGTGGAAATTGTTCCTTCAAACACTACATCAAGTAATTCTTTTAAATCATTACCCCTAACCACTGGTTGTAAATCACCTTTAATCACACCACCTAATCTAATATCATTCCCTTTAATAAATATACCGTCAGATTTTATTAGTATTTTTTTACCCCCAATTGTCTGTCCATCAAACTTTATATCAGATACACCATCCGATGTTAAATATATGGAAGAGTGGTCATTGTCAATACTTTCTTTAGTGGGAAGATTTAGATTATCTTTAACATCTGCATTAAGATTAGCTTGTCCAGCTCTAATTTTAATTATTGGTGAATTGGTATTATGGTCACAACCAAGTTTTATAGAATTACCAAATCTACCCTCATAAACTATTTCACCTTCACAAACTTCAACTCGTCTAATATCTTTCTTTTGAAACGTTTCACCATACTTTGTATTTTCTACATAACCACCAGCTGCACCTGGAATAGAATTTTCATTGTTTGAATTTTTTCTATTTATAATACAAGTATAATAGTGTTGTGCATTATATTCAACTACTACCACGTGTTCACCTATTACAGGTATATTTGTTATGTGTGGCATTAATGGTAATACAACATCACCCTTTATCGGTTGGTCAGGTTCAACTATAAACTTACCTAGAACTCCACCGTATACATCTTTACTTATTTTTTTTACTTCAAAAGCTTCAGTTTCGTGATATTCAAAATGAGATGACTTAATCATATTCTGGACTAACTCACGTATTCTACTATACGTAGGCATACCAGTACCTACTTCCATAGTAGTATCTGTGATTATTGGTTCGCCACGATAACTCATTTAATTTACCTTTACTGATTCTATTTTATTGTGGATATTGTCTGATTCTTGTTGTATGTCTTTTATGGTATCTTCCATACCTGAAAGTAGTTGTGTTTTTTCTTCTTCAGATAAACCATATTCATCTTCTGAACCTGCTTTACCTTCCGCAGAAATAAGTCTTTGTACGATACCAGCCATTTTAACGAGTTGGTCATCGTTCTTTACATTTATTTCTAAATACTCTTTAATCATAGGTACTATCTGAACTGCAGTATCACCGTCTTTGATGAACTGCACAAGTTCTTTTGTTAGCACTTCTAGTTGTTTGCGATTAAATTCTGTATTGTCGTAAATGTCTTTAAATAATGATGAT